ATTGCGCAAAATGGGGCATGGAAAAAGCTTACAGCATCACAGTTAAAAAGCTATTGCAATCCGGTTCAGACAATTCAAAAGCAAATGACTTATCATTATGATATGCTACCGGGCGTAGTCACTACAAGTACAAGCAACAATTATGCGATTTTTGGAAGCAACCCATCGTTAACCGTTAATACTTACGAGAACGCATATACCCCGGTGCTCTGCCCGATTAAATCCGGAGATAATCTTTCCGTTCCTGACGGTTACCGCATTGTATCAATATTTTTCTACGACGAGAACTACAAATGTGGACAATATATCTTTGTGCAAGCGCCTACTTACTTGGTGACGGCAAGTGATCTCACGACATACGTTAACACAACGCTTGACGACACATATTCTGCAAAGTACTGCAAGTTTATAATCCGTCAGACCTCCACAACTTCAAGCATTTCAACGGGAGATGCGGTATTGACTGGCGGTATTACAAGAGTTACGACGGAAACCGTTGTTGTAGACAAAATGCCATACCTCAATGACAATGGCAGTCTGATGGTTTACGACAGTACAGCACAGGATTTTGCAGACACGGGAATTTCAAAGTCACCGAAAAGTGTATTCACGGGCAAAAAGTGGCTTGTAATCGGTGACAGTATGTCTTATCAAAACGGCGTATGGAGCGGCACGTCAGTTACAAAGCTCTACTACAATCTGATTGCGGCATGGACAGGCTTGACAACCAATGTGCAGGCGGTCAGCGGTACGGGATACTGGGCAGGATCGGACACAAGCACGTCTTTCCTTGACCGCGTGGCAGCTCTTGACTACTCCGATGTTGACATGATTACGATATTCGGGTCCTGCAACGACTGGGGATATGTGGAATCAGACACGAACCTCGGCACACTTGGTGACACCGGAAACACAACCCTATACGGTCGCATCTATCAGACGCTGAACACGCTGATTACAAATAATCCGTACAAGCCAATCGGCGTCATTACTACACTACCTCGCAAGACGATTTATGGCACAGCTCCGACAGCGTACTACGTCAAGGCGGTAAAGGCTGTTGTTGACGTTGCGGAATACTTTGGCTTGCCTGTGCTTGACATCTACCGAAAGAGCGGACTGCGTCCGTGGATTCGCGATGCAAACGACAAAAACTCCATGTTTGCGGACAACATCCACCCGAACAATGCCGGACACTACGTCCTTGCGCAGCAGATATACTCGTGGATGATGGACAATCTTTGTTGGTTTGGAGGTAGTACAACATGACCCTTGAATTACTTATCCGTGATCAGACCATGTACCGGCTTGACAAAAGCAAGGTAGTTGGTGGCAGTGTCAATTACCTGTTCGCACACTTCACATTTCCCGATGACTGGGTCGGTACACGTGTGGCAACGTTTACGCTTGTTAATGATTCCGGCACGTCTGACCCGATCAGTTACACCTTAGACGACAATGACCGCTGTCCTGTGCCGCCTGATCTAATCCATGCCGGTACACTGCGTATTTCTGCCTGCTGTGTTGATAGCGACAACAACAAGCGGATTCCGTCAAATATTGTCAGTGTGGTTATTCCAACGGACGGAGATGCGGATGCGCACGGCATTATTCCTCCGACACCGACACCACAGTTTTATGGCGAGGTGATGGAACAGCTTGACGGCAAATTTGACAAAACGGGTGGCACTATAAGCGGAAACATCAATGTTGACGGTAACATAAATGCCGACATGGGCGAACTGTCTGTTATGAACATTGGAGCAATGCGCATAGGTGCAACGATGATGATTGCAGACTTCTTAGAATGCTATCAAAACATATCCGCCATGGGAATGCAGTGTGCAAGCACGCCGTCTGCCGATACAGATGTAGTTAACAAGATGTACCTTGACGATATGATCGGCAGCATCGACACCGCACTTGACGGCATTATCTCCCTGCAAAACAGCCTGATCGGGGGTGCGCAGTCATGACGACAGCCGAGAGATTGACGCAGATTGCGGGCAACGTACAAAATGTGTACGACAGCGGGATTGACAGCGGCAGAGAGTGTATGCTTTCCAATCTGGATGATCTTAAAAGTAGTGTATCCATAACAGATCTGTCAAACACACAATCAGTTGACATTACACAATACGGCGGGCAGGCATCTACCGTACACGACGGTTTTTACAATTTTGGTGCGGACTTTGACAATTTTGGCAGTGGCAGCGGCACAATATTTACAGCGGCGGAATTGACTACGCCAAAGCAATGTACAATCACTGCTTACGGCAATGGTAATTATGCAAGTATTACCATCAACGGTCAGTTAACCACCATTACCGATTACACGTCCACGCCTTTTGTGTTTAGCGGACTTGTTACGTCGCCTATCTCTTTCGATTATCAATTCGGGGAATGTGACATCAAGGTTGACGCACAAACTTCCAACCCGTTACCAAGCGGCACAGAGTTATATAATGCCTTGTGGGACAGCTTCCAAAACAGCGGAAATCGTACCAATTACAGGGGCATGATCTCACAAGGTTCTTCCAATGTCCCAAATCCCGGTTCGTTCGGCGGGTGGATGTCTAAGTACATCATTCCCAAGTATGTAATTAAGCCGTTAGATTCTTATGGTATTTTTTCATTCTGCGAGAATCTTATACAAGCTCCAACAGTGGACTTCACAATTACGACCAAAATAGATTCCGCGTTTTTTAAATGTGAAAGCTTAAAAAGAGTAGGACCTCTTGATTTGCCGAGTGCTTTATCATTTGGGTATACCTTTTTAAGATGCTCAAATTTAGAAACCATATCAAGCATATATGCCCCCAAAGTGACTGATTGGACAAAGGCTTTTATGCAATGCCCCTTACTTAAAAACATCACCTTTGCTGCGGACATCATCGCCAATATTGACCTGCATTGGTCAACGCTACTCACGCCTGCATCACTCACCAACATCGTGACCAAACTGTCTGCAACGGCAACCGGCAAGACGCTCACGTTGCCTACAACCGCGGTCGGCAAGATTGACTCATCCCTACTCGCATCTAAAACCAACTGGACGATTGCATATCTATAAGGAGATTAAAACATGACAACATCAACCATTACACGCACTGTAATTACAGCTGATGACGGGAAAGTGCTTACAAACGGAGTTATCTACGGCACGGAAATCATTTTGAGCGACACGGAATCGCCTGAAACCTATCGCGAAATCACGGTCGAGGAATATCAAGCAACGCAGTCGGAAGAACCCACTGAAAGCGAGGAATAACGTGTTGGAAACGATTATTACCTCATTGATCAGCGCGGGCGCGGCGATTATTGTGTGCGTAATCAACAATATGTCACAGCACAAAAAGCTGATCGCCGAACTTGACAAAAAGGACGCGTTGCAGGCATACCGAATCGAACAACTGGAAAAAAAGGTAGATAAGCACAACAATCTTGTTGAGCGCACCTACAAGCTTGAAGAAAGGGCGGGAATATGCGAAGAAAAAATAAAAGTATCAGACCACCGGATAGCGGACTTGGAAAAATCATGACGTTTACAAAGCGGTGGGTGCGGAATCTGCTGATTATGGGGTGCTTATGGATTAGCGCGTCGTACATCCTCGCCTACTGCGGTCGAGATCAGATTGCCGAAAGCCTATCTACAACGGTTGCAACGGTCATTATCGCAACGATTTTAGGCTATCTTTGCAAGTCGTTTTTTGAAACCAAAGAGGAACAGAAAAATCTATTGAAACGGGAGGAAATGAACCATGAAAACAGCATTGGCAAAACTGACGAGCCGTAAGTTTTTGGCGTGTGTTGCCGGTATCGTGTCCGGCGTGGTTGTACTGTGCAACGGCGCGACAACCGAGGGCGTTACGGCAATCATTACAAGCGTTGTCGCGTACTTAATCGCAGAGGGGTACATCGATGCTAAGGCAGTTAAGACAGCCGCCGGCGTGGCGCAGGATGTGTCTGACAAGGTATCAGACGAGAGCAAGGACGGGCAGTGATATGACAAGCTGTTTTTATGGTCGATTCCGCATCACCTCTCCGAGGGGTTACCGCAACATCGGCGCAGGACGTGAGTACCACGGCGGACTGGACATTGTTGCAATGGACGATATGCAAGTCAGAGCCATTGCGGACGGTAAGGTACATACGCTGTCAGAGCCTAACGGATTTGGGACTTACATCCGACAGACAATTTACGACGGCATCCGCGTATACTATGGTCATATGTCAAAATGGCTTGTGCCGAACGGTGAATACGTCCATAAGGGAGATGTAATCGGCATCATGGGGTCAACAGGGCGGTCAACGGGCGCACACACGCACATTGAGTTAAGGGTCGCGGGGACAAGCAAAAACAGTCTTGACATTGCGGAGTTTTGTGGCATTGACAACGCAATCGGTTTGTACTGCTACTATCCGGCTGACACTTGTGCGGACAAGCTCTGTGCCTGCGCAGGACTTGACAATAACACACGCGCGTATCTGCTCTCCTATCCGTATGCCGAGGACTTAGTCAATAAGCTATACACCGGGATGTGTAGGGCAAGCGGCAAGGTAGGCACGGGTGTTGCCTATGACTGTGCGTGCAAGGTACAGGACAAGTGCGGACTATCTAAGGCGACTATGGACTACTTATGGGATTACAAGTACGCGGATGCTCTGATGGTAAAGCTGTGGGGCGCGATGGCGTGAAAGAAGGTGATATTATGGGTTGCAAAAAGAAAAAGCCGAAGGGTAAATAGGCATAAAAGAAGTGCAGTGTAATTGCTGCACGTTGGAAAAGGTGTTCATCACCTTTGCGGAGCGGGGTCTTTTGGCTTCGCTCTATTTTTTACTGCCTGTTTTAACCCTGCGTATTGACACCAAAAGCCCCAAGCAAAAGAAACAAAATTCGGATACCGATAGCGTTCGTCCACCATTACTCACACTATCCGAATTGTCAATCCTATCAATAATGGACTGATAATTCGGATCGTTTTTTGTAAAGGTATAAATGATAACTACCTTATCGTCATAGAGGTATACCCTTCCCACAAGTGCGTCAACAACCCTGCGGCGATACTCCGCACTTTTGGTGTCGTCGCTTTTCAGCATCTTCAGCATCTCTACAATAACGTCCTCGTTGTATAAAACATTTGCTGTTTTTGACGCGCTTATGTCGCGCTCCACACTTGCCTTTTGAGCTTCAAGCTCTTGCAGGCGTGACTTCGTGGAGTCGGTGAAAATACCGGCTTCAATGGCGTTCATAATATTGTCGATCGATTTATTGATTCCGGCAAGCTTTGCCTTGTAGGCTTTGTGCATTGCATCTTCCGGCATCGGCTCTTTTTGAAGTTCGGTGTACCGTTTTGCAATGCGCTCGATATTGTCCATGACATCCGATGAGATTGCGTCTATTACAACATCATCCAAATAATCCTGTCTGACACTTGCTTTGCGGCAAGTGCCTTTTTTGTTTTTACGCTCCGAACAGGTATAGTAATGATAGATTTGTGATGTTCCAGTTCCACAGTCGGCAAACATCATCTTCTTGCAGTTTCCGCAGAAAAGCTTTGTCGCAAGCAGCGATTCATGCTTTGCCCCGTAATGTGCGCCGATTTTTTGATTGCTTTCTATCATCTTCTGCACCCTTTCAAAGGTTAAATCATCGATAATACGCGGCATTCCGTCCGGTATTTCCATATCGCGGTAGGTATATATTCCCTTATACCGCTTGTTATTGAGCATACATTTCAAGCTTGTTTTCACAAAGGGTTTCTTTTTGGACGTGCGAAAGCCCTTATCATTCAGCCACTTGATAATGACAGACGGCGGCACAGCATCCGCGTACATTTCAAAGATTTTGCGTACAACAGGGGCTGAATCCTCGTCAACACTGTACACCCCATTGGTGACCTTATACCCTAAGGGAGTAGCACCCCCAACAGAATGACATTTCATTGCCGTTTCACGCATTCCTCTTGACACCTTCTGCGACAGTTCGGCAGAGTAGTATTCTGCCATGCCTTCAAGCAGAGATTCGACAAGGATGCCCTCTGGGTTATTGGAGATATTCTCCATTACAGAAATGACGCGCACGCCGTTTTTACGCAGCTTTGCCTTATATGTTGCGCTGTCGTACCGATTGCGGGAAAAGCGGTCGAGCTTCCACACAAGAACGGCGTCAAACAATCTGTTGTCACTGTCAGCAATCATGCGCTGAAATTCCGGACGGTTGTCGGAGGTGGCGGAAACTGCGCGGTCCGTATACTGCCCGACGATTGTCATATTATTCTTTTTTGCATAGTCCATACAGTCACGAACCTGTCCTTCGATGGACTGCTCTGACTGATTGTGGCATGAGAATCGAGCGTATATTACGGCGTTCATTGGCTACCTCCGACAACAGATTTTAATTACGAATTTAAGCTTCTTATGTTTTCCATTTGTTCACTTTGCAAAAGCTCAAGCGCATATTTGCTTATTAGCGCTGAGCTTACACCATGAACCTTGGACGCTGCACCAGTTATTCTTTCAAACGTCTTTGCCATCTCGATGCCGTTCTTTCCCAGCATTACCGCTAAAATGGAACACGCCTTTATATATTTGACTTGGGGCAAAAGTTCATCGGGCACATCACAGCGAATATCTTTTTCCAAAAGATTCGTAAAGTTTTGAATCCTAAAATCAGAAAGACCATACCTGAATTCATCTGTCCAATTCATTCCTAAACCTCTGGGAATTTCCTTTCGCGATTCAGTAAGTGCAATTAACTTATATGCGGAATTGACATCCCCAGATAATATCAGCTTTATGCATGAATTTTCAATGTCTATATCTGCCATGGCAGACTCCTGATATTCTGACACAGCAGTGCTTCCAATGTCCGTTAAAGCATAAGTACGAGGTTTGTCTGAAAAATAATTTTCCAATTCGTCGGCACTTATTTCGGAAAAGACGCGCTCAATTAGTTCTTGCTTTTTTCCAGCTACTTTACATTTGAACTGCTTTAGCAAATCTTTTAATTCCGAAACAGTAATTCGTTTTACGCCGTCCTGAGCATTTGAAACACGAAGGTAGCCGTTCTCCATTAGCTTTGTCATAAGCTGTTCAAAATTGATGTTGTACTCATATGTCCAGTAGGCATTTACTTGGGGATGATCGACAAAATTACCGTGCATCTGTTTCAAAAACTTCTTTTCCAGATTCGTAAGCTCTGTCGGTGGCAAGTCAGTGGGTTGAATCTTATATGGATCGAACAGAGAAATTCGCTGTTGTCGTTCTTCATATAAAGATTCAGAACGGGCGCGGGAATATTCCTCAAGTTCTGCTATTGATCCAGCTTTATCAAAGTCTGTATCTTCAATTATTTTCCGCGTGGCTTCCTTTTGCGACAGATTTTCAACATATTCTTTTATCCTTTTTGGAGCGACGTGGTAACGTGGGGAATCTATGACTTTGACACTATGCTGTTCATTTTTAATGGGAATATCTTTTTTATCATTCCATACATAAGATGATTCTTTATTCTTTTTATTTCTAAACAACCATTTAAACATCTAATTACCCCCATGAGAATACACACTACTGCGACAGAAATTGCACTTATACTTGATTTATTGACTATTCTGCACAAAAGCAAACAAGAACATTTGTTTATATTCCATCTTTACAAAGTAGAACAAGCGTGCTAAAATATAAGCATCAACTACAAAGGGGCTGACAATATGAGTGATATAAAACAAAAATGCGTTGACTTATTTGCAAAGTTACCGAAACAATCCAAACAAGAAGTTATTGCTTGCGTGCGGCAATTAGCAGACGCATATAATCAAGCACCTTCTGAGCGTCCTCGTCAGTCAAAGATTCAATAAGAGCAGAAAACTCTGCTGAAAGTGCGTCCTCGGATTCGGGGGCGCTATTTTTTTGCTCAGTTTTTCCGAGTAGGTAGTCTACGGGGACATTGAAAAAATCAGCAATCTGCGGAAGATATTTCATGTAGGATTTATTTCTACCCGCTTTCCAATCGCTAAAGACTTGAGCCTTTACACCGATATAATCATACAATTTCTTTTGATCCAGTTTGTTATCTTCTAACAATTGTAGTATTTTGTGCATAACTTCCATAGTTTCACCTCAAATTTGTGCCATTTTCACAAATTTCGTAAAATACGTAATTAAGTATTGACATTACGCAAATTACGTAATATAATATAACCATGTTAAACAACAAACACAGTTTAACACATATTTCTGCATTTGTCAACGAGGAGGTGAGAGGGAATGACGAAGAAAGAATACCGCGAGCTTAAAGCAGACAGCGAGATAATTTCAAAGCTTGATAAGTTTGATGAGCTTAAAAGAATCAAAAAGGCGAGTCTGACTATCGAGGACTTGAACGCACGTGTTGAGTCATTGACGGAAGTACGCAGCATATTGGAAGATAGGTTGTGCGAAAAAATGAAAAAAGAAATCTATTGGAGAGCCATTGCAATATTTTCGCTTTCAGGATTCGCGTCAGCTTTAGTAGCGATTGCTATCTTTGCGTTAATTACTCGTAATTAGCCAGAGAACAAGGGACATAACCAAACCCGCAACCGCACCGCCAATTACCCCGAAAATCGCTATAGTCCAATCGTGGCGCTTTACTTGTTTCAATTCGGAAGCAACCGCGCTTCGATAAGCTTGATATTGCAAACCCCTTCGGGAAATATGACATCTGCCCTTGGAATCAGGTTCAAACCAACCGGATTTTCCATTTACAGTGTTTTGGATCAATCCTGTGTCACGAAGCATAACAAACTCATTTTCTGTAAGCCGAGCAGTGTGGGAATTATCAAACTTAGAAAATGCTTTTTCCTCTTGCTGCGTAAGAACAATATTCGAAAATTCAGTCATATTTCACTCGCCACCTATAACGTATTAACTTAGTTATTTGCATAATATCACATGTTTTTCTAAATGTCAAGGAGGTAACAACAATGCGTGAAGCTATCGCACGAAATTTAACGGCACTTGCCGAACAAAACAACACCCCACAGACAACGCTCGCAGAGGTCAGCGGCACATCACAGGCTTTTATTTCATATGTCATGGACGGTAAAAAGATTCCATCCATCGAAGTACTTGACCGACTGGCAAAGTTCTTCGGTGTGACCGTTGATGATCTGATTAAGGAAGGAGAACTATCATGAGTAAAGGAACACCACCCCTTAAAGTAGTGACAACGATGGGTGGGGGAACAATGAGCGACGCAGGTCTTGACACAATCGCACGGTTAATGGCAAAGCTTATGGAAGACCCCGATTTCGTTGAACGGGTTATTAAACGTGCAAGGAAACGGAAAGAGGGTGAAAAATTATGATTCTTTGAAAAGTGTGCGATAACTGACACCTAACTGCAAGTATAATACACTCAAAAATCATAATCCCAAGCGTTTGGGAATTAGAAAGGAAGGAACAAAATAATGAAAAGAAAAAAGATTTGGGCGTACCTTGATGGGAAGAAACTTGTGGAGGTAATACAAGCGGCTCTGGACAACAACATGACCGTGTCTGACACGAAGGAATTACTCATCAAGGAAAATCCCGGTCATGAAGTGACATTTAAGGTGGTGTAACAATGGACAGACAAAGAAAAAACAGCCGCACGACTGGCATCGTAACGGCTGAACGCAAAAAGATACGCATTGATTATACCACACTCAAGTGCAGATTGCAAGCAATATTTTTGGCGGCAGTCACGGTGTTGCTGATTATAGTAGTGACATACAAGGCAACCGCTCCGTCACCTACATACAATTCGGTTGAGTACCGTGTCAAGAGCGGAGATACACTTTGGACACTCGCAGACGAGTATTGCCCCGACAGCATGGACAAGCGTGAGTGGATACACAAGGTTATGCGGGATAACGACATTGTCGGGTATATCTATCCCGGGGACACGGTTGTTATGGCGGAGGTATCAGAGTAATGCAATACATCATCAAAATTTCAGCAAACGGGAACACCCGCGTTATCCCATTTGCAAAGAATTCCCGTATTCCGCTGGATCTGCTTCAGGAATACGTCGGCGGACACATCGAAACGGTTTCCTGCATAGCGCATGGCTATGTCATGGTAATCAACGAGGAAGGAAAATTGCTCGGTCTGCCGATCAACAAGGTTGCCACCGTCCTTTACAATTCCGTATTTGACAACATCTGTGGTGACGTGATCCTGATGCGTACTTACAACAGTGACTTATGCGGATTTAACTTTGACACTACGGAATGTCTTAAAACACTGATCACATCAATTAGAGAGGAAATAAACAATGAGCATTAAAATCAACAGTCTTGAACTGGAAAGCGTAAAGAAAATCAAAGCCGTGTCCCTCACCCCGTCGGAAAGCGGACTTACCGTAATCGGTGGCAACAACGGGCAGGGCAAGACAAGCGTACTCGACGCCATTTGTTGGGCGCTCGGTGGCGAGAAGTACCGTCCTTCGAATCCGAAGCGTGAGGGGGACTACAACGACCCGATCCTACACGTCGAATTGTCAAATGGCATTGTGGTCGAGCGTAAGGGCAAAAACAGCTCTCTCAAGGTTACGGACGCCAACGGCAACAAAGCAGGGCAGACACTGCTTGACGGCTTTGTGGCCGAGCTGGCTCTTGATCTTCCGAAATTTATGCAGTCTACGGCAAAGGAAAAGGCGCAGATATTATTGCAGATCATCGGCGTGGGTGACAAGCTTGCCGCCTATGACAAGCAGGAAACGCAGCTGTACAATGAGCGTTACACGATCGGACGCATGGCGGAACAAAAGGAAAAGTTTGCACTTGAACTGCCGCACTATGACGGTGTCCCGAACGCTCCTGTATCTGCGATCGACCTAATCAAACAGCAGCAGGACATCCTCGCGCAGAACGGCGAGAATCAGCGCAAACGCAGTCGTGTGATTGAGTTGGAGAACCGCAAGAATGCACTGGAAAAGCAGTACAACGACATCTACAAGGCTTTGCAGGATGCCATCGCCGATCTTAACATTGCCCGTCAGTCGGCGGAGAACCTTGTGGACCAGTCAACAGCGGAGCTTGAGAAGAACATTGCCGACATTGACGCTCTGAACATCCGCATCCGCTCAAACCTCGACCGTGAAAAAGCGTATACCGATGCGCAGGAACTCAAAGACAAGTACAAGGACATTTCCACACAGATTGAGGACGTCCGTGCCGAGCGCATCAAGCTGCTTGACAGTGCAGATCTGCCTTTGCCGGAACTGTCGGTGTCGGACGGTGAACTGACCTACAAGGGCAACAAGTGGGACTGTCTGTCGGGTGCAGAGCAGCTCAAGGTTGCAACGGCAATTGTGCGCAAATTAAAGCCGGAATGTGGTTTTGTCTTGCTTGATAAATTGGAACAAATGGACACCAACACCCTACGTGAATTTGGCGTATGGCTCGAAGCCGAAGGGTTACAGGCAATCGCAACAAGGGTATCGACGGGTGACGAGTGCAGCGTCATTATCGAGGACGGTCAGATCAAAGAGAATGCGGTGCAGGACACACCAAAATGGACGGAAGGAGCGTTTTAATCATGGCATTTGAAATCACAGGCGGAAAAATTCAAAAGGCACAGAAGGTCGTTGTATATGGTCCGGAGGGAATCGGAAAAAGTACCTTTGCTTCCTGTTTCCCGCATCCCCTATTTATTGACACCGAGGGCAGTACGCACAATCTTGACGTCAGCCGACTTCCCCGTCCCACAAGCTGGGCAATGCTCGGGCAGGAAATAGCGCAAGTAATCGTAGACAAGCCTTGCAAAACCCTTGTTGTTGATACAGTAGACTGGGCGGAGCAGCTTTGCCTTGACTACATCTGCCAAAACAACGGCAAAAAAGGAATTGAGGACTTCGGCTACGGCAATGGCTACGTCTATGAAAAAGAGGAATTTGCAAGGTTTTTGAACAAACTGGAAGACGTTATCTCGGCAGGAATCAACGTGGTACTGACCGCACACGCACAGATGCGGAAATTCTCGCAACCGGATGAAATCGGAGAATATGACCGCTGGGAACTCAAGCTCGGCAAAAAGACCGGATCGCAAATATCTCCGCTTGTCAAAGAGTGGGGTGACTTGCTGCTCTTTGCAACCTACAAGACGATGGCAGTCGCAGTAGATAAGGACGGTACCAAATTCAAGGCACAGGGTAACAGCCGTGTCATGTACACCAATCATCACGCCTGCTGGGATGCAAAAAACCGTCATGGATTGCCGGATGAGCTTCCGTTTGATTACTCCGGCATTGCACATATCTTTACGGCAGCACCTGTGACAGTGCCTGTGGCAGCACCAATCGCAACACCGACGGAAACACCGATACCCGAAAAAAAGTACTGGTTTAACGGCGAAAAGGTGTTTGAAACAGACGGTGAAATGCCGAAGTCTGAAAAGGCTGTATTTGAGATCGACAAGGACAAGTACACAAAGCTAAAGCAGGACATTGCAGAATTTGAACGCACTGTCACAATGTCCCCTCCGGCAGAACCGCCAAAATCAGATCCGACCCCCACTGCACCGCCGCAGGATGAGCCTGTCATTGATGAGCTGCCGAAAGCACTTACCGACCTTATGGCAAACGATGCCGTTACCGTGCGGGAGATACAGCGTGTTGTTGGATTAAAGGGATATTATCCTGCAGACACACCCGTATCGGCATATGATCCTGATTTTGTAAATGGTGTGCTTGTCGGAGCTTGGACACAGGTATTTGGCATGATCAAGCAGCAACGTGAGTTAAACAGTATCCCACAATAATTAAAAGGAAGGTAAAATATTATGAATAACCAGATGAACCCCACAGAAGGACGAGAACTCGGCTGGGAAGATACCATTGAAAACGACAGTACCTTTGTGCTGCTCCCTGAAGGAGAGTACGACTTTACCGTAACCAAATTTGAGCGTGGGCGTCACCCCGGCTCGGACAAGCTTCCAGCCTGCAACAAGGCTGTTGTCACTCTCGAGGTCAATTCCGCCGCCGGTGAAAAGGTGGAACTGCGGCACAACCTGTTTTTACATACCAAGTGCGAAGGGATGCTCTGCGCATTTTTCACGGCGATCGGTCAGCGCAAACACGGCGAAAAGCTGCAAATGGACTGGTCAAAGGTGATCGGCTCGAAGGGGCGTGTCAAAATCAGTATCCGCAAGTGGACGAGCAAAGACGGAAACGAAATGCAGTCCAACGGCATCAAGCGTTTTGTAGAGCCGTCCGACAACACGCCAAACTTTACTCCGGGGGCGTTCTAAAATGATGCAGCTACGCCCTTATCAGCAAACGGCACAGGAAAAAGTGCTTGCCGAATGGGATGAGAAAGGCATTGATCGCACCTTGCTTGTTTTACCGACTGGGTGCGGAAAAACCATCGTATTTTCCAAGATTATCGAGGACAGAGTGCGCACCGGCAAGCGTGTTCTCGTCCTCGCCCACCGTGGGGAACTGCTCGATCAGGCGGCAGACAAGCTGTACAAGGTATGCGGACTAAAATGCGCCGTGGAAAAAGCGGAGGAATCCTGTATCGGCTCATGGTACCGTGTTGTCGTTGGGTCGGTGCAGTCCTTACAGCGGGAAAAACGCCTGTCGCAGTTTGAACCGGATTACTTTGACAACATCATCATCGACGAAGCGCATCACAGTCTTTCGGACGGTTACCGCCGCATTCTCGACTACTTCGGCAGTGCAAAGGTCCTCGGTGTCACCGCAACACCTGATAGAGGTGACCGGCGTGATCTCGGTGCGGTGTTTGAAAGCCTTGCCTACGAATACACCATTGTACAGGCAATCAAAGAGGGGTATCTCTCGAAGATCAAAGCACTGACAATACCGCTTAAACTTGACCTTACCGGTGTCGGTACGCAAAACGGAGATTACAAGGTGGGCGATCTTGACACGGCACTTGACCCATATCTGTATCAGATAGCAGACGAAATGGCAAAGCACTGTCATGACCGCAAAACTGTTGTGTTTTTGCCGCTGGTCAAGACTTCGCAAAAATTCCGCGACATCCTGAATCAAAAAGGATTTTGTGCCGCAGAGGTCAACGGCGAAAGTGCTGACCGTGCGGAGATTCTCGCAGACTTTGACAATGGCAAGTACAACGTCCTTTGCAACTCGATGTTGCTTACGGAGGGGTGGGACTGTCCGTCAGTTGACTGCATTGTAGTGCTGCGTCCGACAAAGGTGCGCAGTCTTTATTGTCAGATGGTGGGACGTGGTACAAGGCTGTGTGACGGCAAAGACCACCTATTACTGCTCGACTTTTTGTGGCACACAGAAAAGCACGAATTATTCCGTCCTGCGCATCTGATCTGCACCAGTGACGAGGTCGCACAGAAAATGACGGACAACCTCGAACAGCAGTCTGACGCCGCGTGCGCTGTTGACATCATGGACGCAGAAAAGACTGCCGCTGATGATGTTGTCGCACAGCGTGAGGAAGCACTTGCCGCACAGCTTGCCGCTATGAAGCAGCGCAAACAAAAGCTTGTTGACCCACTGCAATACGAAATGTCTATCCAAGACGAGGATTTATCGGGATATACGCCGTCCTTCGGCTTTGAAATGGGTCCTCCGAGCAAAGATCAACTCAATGCATTATCGAAATACGGAATTTTCCCAGATGAAATACAAAACGCCGGAAAAGCATCTTTATTGTTAGAAAAACTTAGTAAACGTAGAGATGCTGGTTTGACTACCCCGAAGCAAATCCGGTTTCTTGAAAGCCGTGGATTTAATCATGTCGGTACATGGCAATTTGATGATGCAAGCCATATGATCAATCGCATAGCCGCCGCCAACTGGAGAACTCCTGCCGGAATTACCCCAAGCACCTACGTCCCCGAACCGCAGTCACAAATTGACTTTGGAGATTTTGCCGTATGAAGAATGAAGAAAACACCGAATTTACACTGGAACTGCTCTCTTTCCTCGACCCGTCACTGCTGAATTACAGTGAGTGGCTGTCGGTCGGAATGGCGCTCAAAGAGGAAGGGTTTGCAGTAAATGTTTGGGACGAGTGGTCCCATCGTGACGGGAAGCGATACCATGCCGGAGAATGTGCGTCCAAATGGTCAGGCTTCAACGGCAATCAGAATCCCGTCACCGGCGGAACAATTTACGAGATTGCAACCTCCTATGGCTTTACACAGTCCTCCGGGTCTGCCCTTGAGTGGGACAGTGTAATCGGCGGCAAGGCAAACAGTGACAGCCTTGTCGTCGTCAACCGTGACTGGATCGAGATCCGAGAAGTCAAAGAGCCAGACACATGGAATCCCAAGGAGCAAATTCTCAAATACTTATCTATCTTTGACAGTACGGAAAACGTCGGATATGTCACCGAAACATGGCAAAAGGACGGAAAGTATATGCCGACACAAGGCTGCTATGACCGTACTGCTGGAGAACTGATTCAGGCACTTACAACCTGCAACGACATCTGCGACGTAATCGGCGACTACAACAAGGCGGCAGGCGCATGGATCCGCTTCAACCCGTTGGATGGCAAGGGCGTCAAGAACGACAATGTAACGGAATTTCGGTATGCCTTGGTCGAATCCGACAGCACCGAAATTGAGAAGCAAAACGCGATTTTACGGGAACTGGAACTGCCGATCGCAATGCTTGTGTATTCCGGCGGAAAGTCCCTGCACGCCATTGTACATATTGACGCCATCAATTATGACGAGTACCGCAAACGTGTTGATTACCTGTACAACGTATGCCAAAAAAACGGACTGAAGGTGGACAGTCAGAACCGCAACCCCTCAAGACTGTCCCGACTTCCTGGGATAGAACGTGGCAAAAACAAGCAGTACATTGTTGACAGCAACATCGGAAAAAGCTCATGGGCGGAATGGCAGGAATGGATTGAATCGGTCAATGACGATTTGCCCGACCCCGAAATACTCTCGGATGTGTGGGACAATATGCCCGAGCTTGCACCATGCCTGATTCACGGCGTTTTGCGCCAAGGTCACAAAATGATGATAACAGGACCGTCCAAAGCCGGAAAGTCCTTTGCACTCATTGAGTTATCCATTGCCATTGCAGAGGGTAAAAAATGGCTCGGCTGGGACTGCACCAAGGGGCGTGTAATCTATGTCAACCTTGAGCTTGACCGTGCGTCCTGTCTGCACCGATTCCGTGACGTATACAATTCCATGGGACTAAGTCCCGACAACCTCGCAAACATTGACATCTGGAATCTGCGTGGCAGCTGCGTACCAATGGACAAGCTTGCACCAAAGCTGATCCGCCGAGCACAGAAAAAGAACTACATTGCCGTTATCGTCGACCCGATCTACAAGGTAATCACGGGCGACGAGAACAGCGCCGAGGAAATGAGCCATTTTTGCAATCAGTTTGACAAGATCGCGAAGGAACTCGGTACGGCGGTAATCTACTGTCACCACCACAGCAAAGGCGCACAGGGCGGCAAACGCAGTATGGACAGAGCGTCAGGCTCGGGGGTATTTTCCCGTGATCCGGATGCACTGCTTGATCTCATTGAGTTGGAATTGTCAGAGAGCATCAAAACCGCCGAGGATAACAAGGTGGTGGAACAAACGGCGCTTGACTGGCTAAAACGCGTTTTGCCAAGCTGGGAAGACAAGGTACTGCGTGACGACTTATGCAGTGAGGAAAAGGCAAAACAAGCCTGTCAGAAGGTATTGCCGCCGCAGGTATACCAAGACATGATGCGGGACGTCAACGCTCGCAAGGCAAAGAGCAATCAGCGGACAGCATGGCGGGTTGACGGTACGCTCCGAGAGTTCCCGAAGTTTGATCCGGTAAACGTTTGGTTTGATTATCCTCGGCATATTGTGGACGATTCCGGGGTGCTGGCGGACATCAATCTTGACGCCGAGCCGTGGAAAAAAGCCATGGAAGCACGCAAGCCAAAGGAGAAGAAAAAGCAGCAGCGTGAGAACAAATTCGAGATTGCTTATGCGTCACTGGAACTCTTTGGTGAGCCGATAACGGTGTATGATTTAGCGGATGAAATGAAAGTCAATAAAGATACTGTGTGGAGATATATTAAAGAAAATGAAGGTTTTTACACTGTTAAAAGTGAGGATAACAAAAGCGTAGTTTTAAGAAAACAACAATAAAATTATGTTATTGCCGTACTGCGACAAAAACATAAAATTATGTTATTGCCGTACTGCGACAAAAACACTATATATAATATATATATTTTTTTATACGGGAAGGGCTTTGAACCCGCCCTTCCCTAAAAAATACAATGATATTATATTTTGACCGTAAAGGTCAGAAAGGCAAGACATGACGATCAAATTTTTTGTGCCGCTGAAAAAAGTCCCGACGGTAACACATCAGGAAAAGAAGATCAGCGTCAAAAACGGCAAGCCGGTTGTGTATGAGCCGGCAGAACTCAAGGACGCACGAAGTATGCTGGAATCCCGCCTTGCACCCTACGCACCGGCAGAACCGATTACAAGCGGCGTGCGGCTTACCGTCAAATGGCTGTTTCCCATCACTGGCAAGCATACGGACGGTGAGTACAAGCTTACACGCCCCGACACGGACAATTTGCAAAAGCTGCTCAAAGACGTTATGACGCACCTTGGTTACTGGAAAGACGACGCTTTGGTGTGTTCGGAGATCTGCGAAAAGTTTTACGCGAAGGTCACTGGTATTTATGTGGTGGTGGAAACATTGTGAACCGTGACGATTACTTTGACCTATGCGTCAAGGCAGCTGTCAAGCTCGGACTGTCACTCCGCTTCCAAGACGTGGTGTGGGATGATTCCGATCTTGTGGTGTCCGGCGGAATCAAGTACGTGCCGACAAAATACATCCTCGGGTTTGACCGCAACGGTAACGCTGTCCATACGGTCGAGCTGCGGGACATCATGGCAAATTACAGCGTGACGATTGCAAAATTAAGTGATGTGGAAATGTTGAAGGGAGAATGAAAACCCATGAGTAAAAAGCCAAAACAAACAGAAACCCTCTGCCGTGACTGCGACCGCTCCGTCGGGTTATGCGCATGGTCAGCACATCTCAAACCCGTAAAAGGTTGGACAGCACGCAGGGTCAAGTACAATGGCAACCATTACCGTACAACCTACTGCGTGAGTGCCTGCCCGTTATTTGAGCGCACACCGCCGAGAGAGCCTAAGCGTATCGACATCAGTCTTGGCGGTGTATCTAACAAGCAGTACAAGGCTATGACCGTAGAGCAGCGCGCCGAGGTAGACAAGGCTTTGCTTGAGGAGGGATGATGAGTGACCTTAAATGAGCTATCGCAATACTACAAACTGACACAGTACATCAAGACCTTGGAGGTGGAGATTACAGAGCTTGAGACGCGGGCATACGGAGTGGGTGCATCATCGTCTGACGGAGCGGGGGGACACTCAGGAGGTATCTCTGATAAGACGGGACTATATGCGGTCAGGCTTGTGGACAAGTTAGATAGGCTATGTAAGACACGATTTGAGTGTGAGCAGCAGAGGGACGCAATATACGCTTATATCAATATCACTGTTGCACAGGATGATAAGTTGATCGCGGCTATCATGTACTGGAGATTTATCCAGCAAAAAACTTGGAACGAGGTTGCATGGCGTGTCGGCGGTAACAACAACTCGGACAGCGTCAAAAAAATATGCCTGCGATACATACGCAAAAAAAACTTGTCCCAAATGTCCCGATAGGGTATGTTATAATAGTATCATCGAGAGAGCGGACAAGATAAGTCAGCTCTCTTGTTTTGTGCCGGACGTTAATTGCCGGCGGTTGGGCGGCGGGATTAACGATGAAGAAGGACAGCGAGGAGGCTACACAATTCAACAAATACATGAGCAGAAAGTGCTTCAAGATGGAATTGGTCGAGGGTACGGAACTTGTCGGGCGATACGGCTTTCCAAAGCTGCAAAGAACGTCTGCTATCCCGCACGATCTTGTGCCGTTCAACATGGCTTTGACGGAAAAGAAGCCGCAGAACAAATGGGTACATTTTTTCATAGACGATTACCAATTTGAGCGCGTCTGGAACTTTCCCGAACGCTATCTTGGGGTGCTTTCAAAATTCGAGGGCGTAATTACACCCGATTTCAGTATGTACACGGATATGCCGAAAGCACAGCAGATATGGAATTGCTATCGAAGCAGAGCACTTGCCTACTTCTTTCAGCGAAAAGGAATTCAGATTGTGCCATGTGCTTCGTGGAGCGATGCAGAAAGTTTTGCATGGTGCTTTGACGGACTTACAAAAGGAACGACGGTTTCGATATCGTCAAACGGTTGCGCAGCTTCTAGGGTAGCAGCTTACTATTTCCGAAAGGGGTACTCCGAAATGTGCAGTCAAATACGCCCATCCGGCATTGCGGTTTACGGAAAAATGCCGGACGAATTGCAAGGAGATCATGTTTTTTGCTTTGAAAGCTATTGTCAAAGCATGAAAAAGAGGATATAATATGGGTGGCAGAGGTTCTTCTCTTAGCAATGACTACGGCAAGGATTACTCAAGCATAGGTCAAATTGGAAATATCAAGATTCTCAAACAAAATAAACCTGGGTCGGTTAGTCTGCCTTTGGAATCAAGGACTCCAAACCGTATATATGCCGTAATTTCAAAAAGGGGAAATCTTCAAGGTGTTTCATTTCTTGATGAAGCAGGCATGAGATATAAGCATATTGATTTGACAAGAGTACACTTTAAGGGCGAAATACTAGGTCAAGGGCACATTCATTATGGCTATTATCACAGTGAAAAAGGGCAGCGACTGAAATTTTCAAAAGCAGAGCGCAGAACATTACGTATTGTCCAAGCATATTTTAGGGGGCTTAAGAATGAAAAGTGAATTTGATGAGTTCATGGAACTTTTTACGCAGAATGAACAGGTCGGATTTTCATATGGAAATTTGACTGATTGCTTTATGGATTGCCTTAGACACAAGGAGCGAAAAGGTAAGCCGTGGAGTTTTTCGCCTACTGGAAATATGGATGACCGGATTTATTTCGAAACCAAGGAAGAAATGCTAAATGCACCTTTGTTTGACGGTAAAAGCTTTATTGAAGTCTTTGACCAGATTACAATTGATTTTTATTGATTACAACAAAACATTTTAAGCAGTCGAAACAGGCTGCTTTTTCTATGCTCAAAAACAAAGGGTGGTGAACAAAATGGGCAGACCGAGAAGAATAAAAAGTGTAAAACAGCTTTCCGAAGCGTGGGAACGGTACAAGCAGGTATGCGACGGCAAAACAGCGGCAGTTTCCGACTTTTCCGCAAAAAACTCTGAGTTTGTCACTTCCGAACTTCCACGACCGATTACCTACACCATCGAGGGATTTTGTGTGTGGATGGGGATTTCACGTTCAAAGTTTTACGAAACATATGCAGAGGACAAAGACTTTGGGGACACAGTTACGCGCATCCGAGAGGAATGTGAGGTTGACGCACGAACAAAATTTGAAACAGGTCAGATTCCGACGCAGCTTGCAGGACTCTGGATGTCAAAATACGGCTATACAAACAAGGTCGAGAACAACATGACGGGTGCTGTTCCTGTTGTCATTACCGGCGGTGAGGAACTTGAAGACGGATAAGGCAAAACTATATCTCCCCTCCCTTGTTGGCAAAGGCTACGGCACGTTCTGGAACTTCAAGGGGCGTTACCGTGTGGTAAAGGGTTCTCGTGCATCGAAAAAGTCAAAGACAATGGCACTAAACAGTATCACACGTCTGATGCAGTATCCACAGGCGAATCTGCTTGTTGTGCGTAAGACATACCGCACTCTGCACGATTCCTGCTTTGCGGAACTCAAATGGGCAATCAACCGTCTTTGCGTTGACGCTTGGTGGGACATCAAGGAAAGTCCGCTTGAAATGACGTACAAGCCGACCGGACAGAAAATCCTCTTTCGTGGTCTTGACGATCCGCTGAAGGTAACGTCAATCACCGTCAATGTTGGTGTTTTGTGCTGGATGTGGATTGAGGAAGCCTATGAAATCAGCACGGAATCCGATTTCGATATGCTCAACGAGAGTATTCGTGGTGAAGTACCGGAGGGGTTATTCAAGCAGGTGACGCTGACCTTCAACCCGTGGAACGAGCATCACTGGATGAAGAAAAGATTTTTCGACACGCCGAGTGCGGACGTCCTTGCAATGACCACAAACTACACCTGCAACGAATGGCTTGACGATGCGGACAGACGATTGTTCGAGCAAATGAAGCAGAACAACCCACGGCGGTATCAGGTTGCGGGACTTGGCAACTGGGGCATCGTAGACGGTCTTGTATATGAAAACTGGGTGGAAAAAAACTTTGATGTTGACGAGCTTCGCACGCAGGCAAGCATTCGCAGTGTGTTCGGCCTGGATTTTGGCTATACCAACGACCCGACAGCGCTATTTTGCGGTATGGTTGACACCTCTGCAAAGCTGATCTACGTTTTCGATGAAATGTACGAAAAGGGAATGTCAAACGAGAAAATCGCCGCAAGAATCAGTGAAATGGGATACCGCAAAGAGAAAATCCGTGCGGACAGTGCCGAACCAAAGAGCATTGACCGCCTTTATGAACTGGGGCTTACCGGCATTTGCGCGGCGAGAAAAGGCAAGGACAGTATTCGCAACGGCATTGACTTTATACAGGACTACAAAATCATTGTCCATCCGAAGTGCGTGAACTTTCTGACCGAAATCGGAAATTACACTTGGGACAAGGACAAGTTTGGGAATGCGCTTGATAAACCGAGTGACGCCTTTAACCACCTGATGGATGCTTGCAGGTACGGAATGGAGGACGTCATTCTGGGTCGGGCATTTTCTTTTGCATAGAGAGGACACGATATGATATTTACAAAGAACATCGAAACGCAGCTCATGCTTGAAAAAATAAAGCACGGAAAAGCTATGTCCGAGCTGCAATTCTTTGCGGCGGAGCTGTCACGCTTTGAATTTTCTCCCGAACGCAGAGAAATGCTGGACGGCGAACGCTATTACAGCGGAAACCACGACATTCTGCACCGCAAGCGTACGGCAATCGGGAAAAACGGGGAATTGACAGAGGTTGAAAACCTTCCGAACAACCGCATTTGCGACAATCAGTATGCAAAGCACATCGACCAGAAAAAGAACTATCTGCTTGGAAAGCCCGTGTCCTTTAACAGTCCGGACGACAACTATGTTCGTCTTGTAACGGACGTTCTCGGCAAAGGCTTTCTGCGTACGCTTAAGAATGCCGGATGCAGTGCGTTAAATTGCGGAATTGCTTGGCTTTACCCTTATTACGACGATGACGGCGCGTTTGCATTCAAGTACTTCCCCGGATATGAGATTCTGCCGTTCTGGAAGGACGCAGCACACACGCAGTTAGACTGTGCGGCGCGGCTGTATCTTGTAGAGGTATACGAGGGCACGGAGCGAAAGACGGTCAAGAAGGTCGATATTTTTAAGCCGGACGGACTGTATACATACACCTTTGACAGCGGAGTACTGCTGCCGGATGAAGACAGACCGCGTGGTAGCTATCTTACCTTGAATACCCAAAAAGGGGCGCAGCAGTTTAACTGGACAAGAATTCCGCTGATTGCCATCAAAAGCAACGCCGCCGAAATTCCGAACATTCGCCGTGCAAAGCATCTTCAGGACACGCTGAATCTTCTGGAATCCGATTTTGCGAACAATATGCAGGAGGATGTACGCAACACCATTCTTGTCCTGCGCAATTATGATGGAACCGATCTCGGTGAATTCCGCCGTAATCTGTCTACTTACGGTGCGGTAAAGGTTCGCACGGTAGAAGGTGCTGACGGTGGTGTTGACACGCTAGAAATCAACGTCAACGCAGAGAATTACAAGACAGTTCTTACGGTGCTGAAATCGGCACTTGTTGAGAATATGCGCTCCTTTGACGGCAAGGATGAGAGGCTGTCGAGTAATCCCAATCAGATGAACATCCAGAGCCTGTATGCGGACATTGATCTTGACGCAAACGACATGGAAACCGAGCTTCAGGCATCATTTGAGGAAATTCTATGGTTTGTCAATCGTCATTTGCAGCACATCGGACAAAAGGACTATGACGGCACAGTGCTTGACGTAATCTTCAACCGCGATATGCTGATCAATGAATCCGAGGCAATCGACAACTGTGCAAAGTCTGCCGGCATTATCTCCGATGAAACCATACTCGCACAGCACCCATGGACGAAGAACGCATCGGACGAGCTTGAAAAGCTAAAGGCACAGAAAGAAGAAGCTGCGGACTCTTTCGGGGGTGCGTTTGCGGTCCAAAATCCGTCCGGTGAGGAAGAAACATGAACAACGCTGACTACTGGAAAAAGCGGTTTGAAGCCATTGAAAGCCGTCAGTTTGCGTCCTCCGCCGAAACCATGGACAAGGTGAATCGTGCCTACGTCAGAGCGCAGCAGGAGGTCGAGGACAAGCTTTCAAAGTGGTATGTACGCTTTGCAGGCAACAACGGAATGACACTTTCCGAGGCACGCAAGGCACTGACAGGGCGGGAGCTTTCAGAGTTCCGCTGGGATGTGGGCGAGTACATCAAAAAAGCAAAAGAAAATCAACTGACCGAAGAATGGGCAAGGCAGCTTGAAAACGCTTCGGCACGGTTTCATGTAACACGTCTGGAAGCAATTCAGCTTCAAATGCAGCAGTCGGTTGAGAAGCTTTTCGGCAATCAGCTTGACACGCTCGATTCTCACATCAAGAAAACCTATCTTGACACCTATTATCATACCGCTTTCGAGGTTCAAAAAGGTGTTGGCGTTGGATGGGACGTTGCAGGACTTGACGACACGGCTCTGGAGCACGTTGCAAAACGACCGTGGACAACAGACGGCTATAACTTTTCCGACCGCATTTGGAAGAATAAGGCTTCTCTCGGCGCGGAGCTGAACACCCTTTTAACACGTGATCTCATGACAGGAAAAGCGCCACGGGACACCATTGCAGAAATGGCAAAGAAGTTTTCCACTTCCCGAAGCAATGCCGCACGGCTTGTCATGACGGAAAGCGCCTATGTTTCCTCCTGCTCGCAACGCGATTGCTTCAAAAGTCTTGGCGTTGAGGAATACGTGATCGTTTCTGCGCTCGATACCAGCACCTGCGAAATCTGCGGAGGTCTTGATGGCAAGCACTTCAAGCAAAGTGAATTTGAACCTGCCGTGACTGCTCCTCCGTTTCATCCGAGGTGCCGCTGTGCCACTGCTCCGTATTTCGCCGACCTTGACGGAATCGGGGACAGAGCTGCAAGGGGTGCAGACGGGAAAACGTATGACGTGCCGAAGGATATGACTTATCGGGAATGGAAAGAGAAATGCGTTGACAAATCAGAAAATCGTGATATA